ACTGACGAGGACGCCCGCGATTATTCCGAGTCGCGCCTGCAGAAGCTCTTCGACCAGTGCGAGCCGGTCGCACGGCTCATGCCCACCGGCGTTCACCGCCACAAGCGCAAGAATAACGCGATCCAGTTTACCAACGGCATGACGCTCTGGATTCTCGGGGCGCACAACAAGACCAACCTCCAGCGCCGTTCGATCCGCTGGTTGATCGGTGATGAAACCTGGCGCTGGCCACAGGGGCACATGGCGGAAGCGGAGGCCCGCGTCACTGCCTTCGGCTGGCTCGGCAAGTGCATCTTCATGAGTCAGGGCGGCGAGGAAGAAGACGACACCCACCGCAAATTCGAGATGACCGACCAGCGCGAATGGACGTTCGCCTGTCCGGAGTGCCATCACCGTCAGCCGTTCAAGTGGGAGTGCGTGGAGTGGAGCAAGTCGGCCCGCGATGAATCAGGCGAATGGGATTTCGATGAAGTCCGGCGCACCGCCGCGATGCGCTGCGAATCGTGCAACCACTACTTCAACGATGGCGAGCGCACCCGGCGCGAACTCAACGCCACCGGTGCCTTCGTCGCCAAGAATCCAAAGGCATCGAAAGAAAACGTCGGCTTTCACTGGAACGCCCTGTGCGCGATGAGCTGGGGTCAGTTGGCGGAACTCTACTTGCGGGCGAAGGCGGCGGCGCGGAAAGGTGACGTATCGTTGCTGCAACAGTTCTATCAGAAGCGCCTCGGTTTGCCGTGGCGGGAATACGTCGAGGATTACAAACTCGAAATCGTCAAATCCGGCTACAAGCGGGGCGAGACGTGGGAAGAGGAAGGCGCGATTGATCCGAAGACCGGCAAAATCCTCGCCGCGCCGCTGCCCGAGCGCGCCGGCCTCATTCCGCTGCGTTTCATCACGGTGGACTGCCAGATGGATCACCTGTTCGTCGTGGTCCGCTCGTGGTCGGCGGAGGGATCGAGCCGCCTCATGTGGAATGAGCGCATCCTGACATTCACCGACATCGACGTGTTGCAGGAGCGGTTCGAAGTGCATCCAAGTCTCGTGTTTCTCGACGCCGGCTATGCGACCTACGACGTCTATCGAGAGTGCGCCAAGCGGGGATGGGTGGCATTGATCGGCGACCGCCGCCCGGTCTATCCGCACAAGGGACGCGACGGCAAAACCGTTCAGCGGTTCTACTCACCCAGGCGAAAGGTGGTGTTGTCGCATCGCCAACACTGCCACGTTCACTATTGGAGCAACCTCAACATCAAGGACACTCTCGCCCGTCTGCGTCGCAATCAGGATCCGGCTCAGGGGCCAACATGGGAAGTGCCCGACGACATCGACGACGACTATCTCGCCCAACTGGAAAGCGAGCAACGCATCAAGGAAAAGGGCCAATGGATGTGGAAGCAAATCGGCTCGCGACCGAACCACTACTTCGACTGCGAGGCGGAACAAGCCGCTGCCGCGACCATGCTCAAGATCGTCGGACGGGAGTCCATCGCTGCTGCCCCGGTTGACACCCCGGACGGGGAGTTATGAAAACCGTCACTATCCTCCGCTTCCTCACCTTCCTTGGTTCCGGTCTCACCACAATGGCCGCGATTGACCTCTCGGGCATCGCCAACCTGCTCGACGCGGACAAGGCGCAATACCTGCTCATCGCTGGTCCCGCCGCGCTGGCATTGAAGGAACTGGTTGTCGTTCTTGGCGACCTCTTCGACGACGGCAAGCCCAACAAATCGTTCAAGGTCGGGCTGTTCTGCTTCGCCATGGCGGTGCTGACCGTTCCGTTCCTCGCCTCGTGCGCCACGCCCCCTGCGGTCACTGGTGAATTCATCAGCAAGGACGGACGCATCCGGGTTCATCCGGACGGTCGCGTCGAAATCGTCGTGGAACCCCTCACCGCCAAGTAAGCCATGAACTCGTTCAATGAATGGTTCGCCGCTCAGAAGTTCCGCCACTTCGGCGCGGGCGAGTTCACCAGCTACTTCGCCCGCGAGCGAAACGGCGTGAAGAACGGCCCGCCACCGAGGCGGTTGTGGAAGAACATCGTTCCGACACTTCGCATCGTGGACGAGCTTCGCGAATCATTCGGCAAGCCGTGTCGCATCCTGAGTTCCTATCGTGCCCCGGCTTACAACAAGACGGTCGGTGGTGCCCCGCTCAGTCAGCATCTTGAGTTTACGGCTCTCGACATCGCTTTCGACGGCATCAGCCCGCAGCGAGTCTATGACCGCCTGCTTGAATGGCGCAAGGCGGGCAAGTTCATCGGCGGCCTCGGCCTCTATCCATCGTCCGGTTTCGTCCACATCGACACGCGGGGACGCAACGCCACTTGGAAAGGCAACTGATCCATGGCCCGCGGACTCTTCATCACCGGCTTCACGATTTCCGAAGTGCTCGCGATCCAGCAGCGGGCGAAGGAATTTCTGATCGAGGGCAAAACCCTCATGACCTGGAACGAGGCGGGCAGCTCGGCATCGAAGCAGTTCACCATGCCGGTCGATCAGGTGCTTGAGGAATGCGGCCATGCGCTCCGCGTGCTTGATCCTGCCACCTACGGCAAACCCCGTATCGCCGCTGCTTCCTTCATCTCCGGCTATCTCCCGAAATGAACCGCCTCAAGCACATCGCGCACCTGCTCTTGCCACCTATTTTCGTGCCGAAGGCATGGGGCTCACCATACGAATCGGTAAACTGGTCTCCTCGTCGCGGGAGTGTGCCGGGCGCGTCACCAACCGACGCCCGCAACGAACTCACGCCGGGCGTCCGCACGGAGTTGGTTCGCAAGTCGCGATACATGCACAAGAACAGCGGTTTCGTGCGGGAGCTTGTCGCCAACATGGCGATCTATTCGACTGGCGACGGCATCCGCGTCCAGGCGCAATCACCCGATCCTCAGTGGAACCGTACCGCAGAAGCCTATTTCGCGATGTGGTCGCCTCGCTGTGAAGTTACGCGGCGGTTTTCTTTCGAGGAATGCCAGGCCCTGGTTTGTCGCGGCATGGACATCGACGGCGAGTATTTCATCCACAAGACCCGCGACACCCAAGGCGAACCACGCATCCAGTTGATCGAATCCCACCGCGTAGGCGACCAGTTCAGTTCACAAGAAACCATCGACGGAGTTGGCCTCGATGCGTGGGGCGCACCGGTTTTCTATCGCACATTGGAGGACAACAGCAAACACCGTGATCTGCCCGCCGCGTCGGTTCTCCATATCCACGAACCCGAGTGGGCCGGTGGTGTCCGGTCTCACCCGACGATCCAGCATTCGATCAATCATGTGCTCGATGAAATGGAATTGCTAGCTCTCGAAAAGCACGCAGTGAAGGACAATGCCGACGTGTCTCGCATCCTCAAGACGGCTCGTGGTGAGATCGACGACAACGGTGACTTCGTGGTCGGTGGCGCGGCCGGCAGTGATTCCAGCGACCCGGTTTCGTTGCAACGCATCGTCGGCGGCAAACTGGTGGCACTCAAACCCGACGAGTCTCTCGACAGCTTCCAGTCCAATCGGCCATCACCGACCTTCACCGGTTTCCTGGAACATCTGCGGCGTGACTCCGCGCTCGGTATGATTCCCTTCGAGTTTGCAGCGGATTCCAGCAAGGTCGGTGGCGCGGGTGTTAGATTGATTGTCGCCAAGGCGGATCGCCGCTTCTCGTTCCGCCAGATGATTCTCGAAAGCCGACTCATCAAACCGATCTGGGCCTATGTGATCGGCGATGCCATTGCCCGCGGATTCCTGCCACCGGTGGCAGGCTGGTGGAAGATCAGCTCCGTTCCTCCCAAGCGCGTGACTGTGGACGCCGGACGCGAGGCGCAACAAAACCGTGCCGACGTGGAAATGGGCCTGAAAACCCTGTCGGATCATTTTAACGAACAGGGTGCCGACTTTGGCGAGGAAATCGAACGCCGCGCCAGCGATGCCAAGCTCATCCTGGATACAGCGGCGAAATACGGAGTGCCGGTGGACATGCTCTGGAAACCGAATGGCATGCCTGTCACTCTGCCCGAGCCGGAAGAGCCACCGCCTGGTCGTTGACACCGCCATCCGGGCGTGAACCCGGTAATTCAACATCGCGAGTGGCTGATCCAACCTGAAGCGCTGCAATCCATGGCCGCATCGTTGCGGGGACTGGTGGATCGCGGCGGATTCCTCCCGAAGCAGGCATCCGAAAGCCCGCTGCTCACCATCGAGGACGGCATCGGTGTGGTCGCCATCGAAGGGCCGATCCTGCGCAAGCCCGACCTCTTTGCCCGAATCTTTTTTGGTGCCACCAGTTCCGAAGACATCGGCGAGGCTTTACGTGAGGCGGGGGAGCGCGACGACATCAAAGCGGTGTTTCTTAACATCGACTCGCCCGGCGGCACCGTGGCCGGCACGCCGGAACTCGCTGCGGCGGTGAAGGCACTCAATGGAAGCAAGCCAGTCTATGCATTCTCGTCCGGCCTCATGTGTTCGGCGGCCTATTGGATCGCCAGCCAGGCCCGCGCCATCTACGCCACGCCATCCGCCCAGGTCGGATCCATCGGCGTGGTGCAAGCCGTGATCGACAACACCGCCGCCCTCGACAAGGCGGGCCTCAAGGTCGAGGTCTTCTCAGTCGGCAAATACAAGGCGATGGGTGCGCCCGGCACTCCGCTAACAGACGACCAGCGGGAGTTGATTCAATCGAACCTCGCCGAAATCGCCGCCGAGTTTCACGACGCCGTGCTTTCCCGTGGCCGTGCGATTCCTGCCGAGGCGATGGAAGGTCAGACATTTAGCGGCAAGCAAGCCCAACGCCACAACCTCGCGGGCATGGTTCCGGACCGCGCCGACGCGATGCGCCGCCTGCGCGTCTATCACGCGTCGGTTGACACGGGATCACGGTCGATGAAGACCATCGAAGACGAACTTGCCGAAGCCCGCACTCAGGTCGCCAACCTGCAGCGGGACCACCAAGCCCAGACAGAACTGCTCAATGAAGCATCGACCAGCGTCGATTCGCTGCGCGGCGAAGTGGAGTTGCTTGCCGCCGAAATCGACACGCTGAAAGCGGAGCGCGACGAGGCGAAAAACCAAGTCACCAATCTAATCACCGAGCGCGATTCCGCCAGCGCTCGTGTTTCCTC